TTGCCATTGTCATTGCATCTACTTGGTCATCATGAGCAGCATTTGGAAAACGTAACATTTCTTCTAATAGGTCTTCTGACCATTTTTTATTATTTGGTATCCATACTTGACCTGCTTCTATTAGAGGTGAAGCTGCATATACTCTAGCAACTTTATCTCTATCAGGTAAATATTCTAAAACAGGTAAACCTGCTCTTCTCATATCTTGTATGAGTGATTGTCCTGATGCTTTCTTTTCTATCATACAAACATCAGGTCTGTGTTCATCATATAGTTGTTGTGAAATACGTCTTAGTTCTGGATATTCAAATCTTCCTTTAACATTTCCTAATAATATTAAATTATTTTTCCAAGATTCAATACCTCGTTCATCTGTATCCATATAAGAAAAGATACCCCATGTTTGTATTACACTAAAGTCTGCTGTTGTTCTTGTAGAAAATGCAGTATCATAAGTTTGTATTATAAAATCACAAGGAGGTGGTTCATCTTGGTCCCACCATTGTATCCATTTTTCTTTTATTATTCCTCCTTCATCAGGAGTTGGGTCTTGCATGTAAAGTGCGTTCCAATATCTAGCTCCATTAGATGCTTTTATCTCTGCTTCATCTACAGCAAGAACTTCATCTGGCTTCCATTCTGGAAAATAACTACTACCTACTGGTAACTGCAGTAACTCAGCAGATTCCTCGTCTAACCAGGCAGGTATTCGCACTACTTCCCAGGGAGCAATGCTATGTTCATCTTGTTGTTTTAATAACCAACCACACAAATCATCATAGTGATACCTTGTGTTAATAATTAATATAGAACCATTTGGCATTATACGAGTTCTAAGACCTGCAGGGTACCATTCTTTAACATATCTACGACCTGCTTCTGAATATGAATCTTCTTCAGACATCACATCATCTAATATTGCTATATGAGCTCCTCGACCTGCTATCTGAGACCTAACACCTGCTGCATAATATGTCCCACCTTGGTTTGTTTTCCATTTTCCTGCAGCTCTAACGTCTGTTCTTAGATTAACACCCTTAAAAATATCTTGAAACTTTTCATCATTAACAACATCTCTAACACTTCTACCAAAATCACTAGATAATTGGTCACTATGAGAAACAGTTAGTATTTCATGTTCTGGATTTCTACCAATATACCATGCAGGAAACAGTTTAGAACAGATTACAGACTTAGAACTACGTGGAGGTAGAAAGACCATAAGTCTTTTTATCTTTCCTGATTCTAATTGTTGTAGTTTTTCACTTATTACTTCTATATGTTTACCCATCTTAAAGTCTGAAATAAGAGATGGAGCCATTTGTCGAACAAAAGTAATAAAGTCTGCTTTAGATTGTTGTTGAACCCTCATAGATAACAAGCTATTTAGGTCAATGTAAGGTTTGAGAGTCTCTATATTCTCTATAGTATTCAAAATATGTTATACCTTTGTATATAATTATATTATAAATAAGAATAAAAATAAAAAACAAAGTATATATGTTATATTATCTTTATATATTATATATAATTATACAGGACTCCCCACCTTTTGTCAAGTATTATTATGAAAAAGTCATAAATTTTTGTAACTATGTGGCAGCTATATTATATATATACATGTGCGTGTGCGTTTGTCTGCGTACCCCTGTGCATATACGCATTATGTGAGGAATTTTCCATAAAAAATGATACCTTATTTATTAATTAACTGTATGAATGTAATGAATACATTAATTAATTAAATAAATTATGGAATTTGTAGAGTTTTGTTGGTGTTTTTGTTCGATATTTTATGGATTTGTGATGATGATGCTTGTGTATATCGTCTTGCATGTTCCATAGAATATGGAATGACATAACACACACAAGAACTCCACGATTTCGTAAGTATTTGTTTTAATTAATTAAATATAATATACATAACGTAGTTATGAATATATATTATATTTAATTATATTTAATATATTCATCTTTTCAACAACCAATGGAGATATAAATGCAATACATTTATGATGATTATGACGATACGATTTACAAAGTAAAAATGAGCCAAGCACAATTCAACGCAAGTCGTTTGTGTTACTATATGGAAGAAACTTCAGTTTCTGGTGAGGTAACTGTAACACCTATGATGTCTGACACAGATGTTGGCTTTGCCATAGAAGTGGAGATTAAATAATGGGTTATTTAATATTCAGGTCTATTTTGGTTCTCATTATGTTCCTATCTGTTACAGTAGGAACTGTAATGTTTTTAGAAGATTGGGAAACACAAGTGCAAATACACACAGCTTATGCTGTGGGTTCGTTTGCTTTGTTCGTTGCTTTCCCTTTCTTTTCACTTGTCTTTGCATACTCATTTGTTATGCAAGGAATGGAATAATAATTAATTATAATATACATAAGGAACTTATGAATATATATTATAATTAATTAAATAACTTTTTAGGAGATGATATGAAGATTACAAAAACTTCAATACTTTCTGGTAAAACCAGAACAAAAGAAATTAATGTTAATCAATCACAGATTGACAAATGGGTGGCAGGTATGCTTATACAAGATGCTATGCCTAACGTATCTGTTGATGAACGTGAGTTCATTAAGACAGGCATCACTCCAGAGGAGTGGACTAACTTTATAGGAGATAGACACTCTCCAGAGGAGGAAATATAATGTTTATAGATTTTCATAACTTATCGAAGATAAGCGAAGCAATTAAACATGCATATAGAAAAGGCTATGCCTTTCATGATGCACTTGATGACCTAATAGAATTAGGTTATGAAGAAAATGAAGCAAGAGAATACTTGCTTGATGCTACTACTGAATATAGTAATTAATAATTATTATATGAAAGTAGTGAATATAATAATAATTAATTAAATAGCCTTTATTGGTGGGTTTATGGCGAAAAAGAGGTTGATTCCTAACGCATCATAAAAAAGTAATCCACCAATAAGGGCTATTTATAACATAAATAAAGGAGGTCGTTATGGCTAGATGGGAATGGAATGAAGAAACTCAAAAAGAGTTTGAGAAAATGCAAGAGAAGTGCAGAGAATTTTCTATAGTTATAGATAAATTCAGAACAAATGTTTCAAGAGATGGCATAGATTCTGAATCTATGGAAGAAATAGACAGTCGTGTTAGTAAGTTTGAACATGAAGTGAATACTATGGAAGAGGATTTTAGACGAATGAAACATAACTGTTTCTAAACAATAACAACAGGAGTGATTATGCTTTTTGATTTATCAAAACTACCTGCAAATATTCGTAATGATATTCTTACGAATGACAGGTATAAGAAAATGTTTAATGAATTTCCTAATACATTATTAGGAATCTCAAAAGACTACAAGACCTCTAAAGGTCTTAAAAAGGGTGTGCTGACAGGTATACTATACCTATCACCTGCTGACAGTTCTGGTGTAAACATATGCCCTATGTCAGAAATAGCTAAGTGCAAAGCACCTTGTTTATTTACAGCAGGTCGTGGTGCTATGAACATAGTTCAAATGGGTAGACTGAGAAAAACTCTGATGTACTTACAGTACCCAGATAAATTTAAAAGTATGCTCATAGCAGACATAGAAACTTTACAACGTAAAGCTAAACGTGACAACTTAGAACCTATGGTTCGATTGAATGGTACAAGTGATATACGTTGGGAAATAGTATTTCCTGAGATATTTTCCATATTTTATGGAATACAATTCTATGATTACACCAAGATACCTAATAGAAAATTAGGTAAAATACAGAATTACGATTTAACTTACAGTTATTCTGGTGTTACTAAGTATCAATCCTTTGTGGATAGAGCTATCAAAGATAGTATGAGAATGGCAGTAGTGTTTGAGAAATATTTACCCAAGACTTTCAAGGGATTGAAAGTTGTGAATGGTGATGATACAGACATACGACCTTATGATGCACAAGGTGTTGTGGTAGGATTACTTGCCAAAGGCAAAGCTAGAAGTGATACTTCTGGATTTGTAGTAAGGCAAAGTAATTAATAAAAAATACTATGAGTATTCTTACGAATAGTATTTTATAATTAATTAATATAGGAGTTTCGAATGAACGAACAAAAACAAACAATTAATTCTGTGCAATATCTCGTAGAGATGATTGCAAATAATTCTTCTCACTTTGTGAGAGTTAGAAAAGCTAAATTTTTTGAAGCACTAAAAAGTGCTGAGGGAGATTTATCTACTAGAGAGTTCATCAAAGATGGAGTGAAGAGTATTATACTTCAAGCTTCAGCTTAGATGCATACTGATTTGTGGCTTTGCAGTATAACTAAAGCTACATAATTTAAATTATGTATGGAGAATACTATGAACAAAATTGTTTTAGTTAATAAGAGTAAGAAACTTTTCTTTCAAAGAAAGACTTCAAGGTATGCACCTGTTGGAACTTTCAGTTCTAATCAAGGCTACCTTGCAGTAAAGCATGGAAAGAATGGTAAGTTTGTTAGTCAAGGTAACTTCCAAGACTAATAACATTTCTTGTAGCCCTATTATTAGGGCTATGACAAGTGTTATACTTGATATAGATTGTGATATGCTATGTTTACACATAGCGAACCCCTTTATGATAATGTCGCAAGTAATACAGTTTTACTCAATTTTACTTGTCGAAAATATATTATTGGTATCTGTCACTCAACATAGCTATCACAATCTAATATAAAATATGCGTGAGTAGGAAAGTGGTCAACTCCAACTGTCTGTAAAACAGTCGCCATTGTGCTTCGTAGGTTCGAATCCTACCTCACGCACCAGATAGCATTTACATGGAGAGTTGTCCCATGTGGGTATGTATTTAGTATGGATAAGGAGTGATATCCCCAGAGTGATACATGCATGGCACGTTCCTAGTGTAATAAAAGACAAGCCCTTAGAGTTATAGCTAGGGTGTC